AGCAATCAAGAAAGATTTTGCTAAAGTTGCAAGAAAATATAATATTAAAAGAGTTCAAACTGCTGTAAGATCAGACTTTAACAAAGGTATAAGATTTGCAGAATGGTTAGGATTAAAAAACGAGGGATTAATGAAACACTATGGTTTTGATGGTTCAGACCAATACAGATATGCGAGGATATTTTAATGAGTTGGCAGATGGCTTTAGTAGGTGCAATAGGTGCAGCAGGGTTTCAACAAGCAGGTGCTATTGGTGCATATCAACAAGCAGCTTTTGATAGAAAAGCAAAAGTAGCAGAACAAAAAGCTGAAGCTCTTGAAGATCAATTAACTTTAGATTTGCAAAAATTTGATAAAAAATTTAAACAACTTGAATCAACTCAAGTTGTTAATACTTTAAAATCTGGAGCAGAATTCTCTGGTACAGCAAAATTAATAAAATTATCAAATTTATATAATGCAGAAATAGAAAGAGATATAATGAAATATAATACACAGATAGGACAAGCTAGAGCTTTTGAAGAAGCATCATTTGCAAGAATAGAAGGAACTCTTGCAAAACAAAGAGCAAAAATGGAGCAACTTAAAATTGCTAGTGAAACAGGAACAAGTTTATTAACAATGAGAGGATAGTATGCCAAAGATACCAACGTATGATGTAAAAGGAAGAATAACAGCAGAAACTGGAAGCACTGGAACTATACCTAGTATATCTGTTACTGAAAATATTGCTAATGCTGCAAAACCTATAACTAATTTTATTGTTAATGAATATGTGCAAGAAAAAAAATTAGAAGCAGATAATAAAGCATATAAAATATTATCTGATATGTACATAGATCAAAAAGATGCTAATGGAAATATTGTTCAAGAAGGTTTGTTTAGCATTCAAAGCACAACTAAAAAAAATGGAAACCCAACAGATGCAGCATTGTATCATGATAATAGTGTTAATAGTTTATATAATTATTTTAAAAATAACAAATTTGACGATTTAGATAATTTTACTAAAAAAGCTATTGAAAAAAAATTTTTTTCTACAGCAGGTATTTTAAAAACAAAAGCTCTTGAAGGTTCAAGAATAGAACAAATAACATTATCAAAAGATGTAGATGAGGATTATATTTCTAAAGAAGCATTGGTATTAAAAGATGTAGGACCTGTATACATAGATATATATACTCAAAAAGTAATTGATAAAATTAATTCAAACACAAATTATGATGAAGGTCAAAAGAAAATTTTAATAAAAGCATATACTGAATTTGGTATAACAACTTTAGCAGAAAGTATGGCGACCTCACAACCTTTTGCTTTTAAAGAAGCAGTTGAAGCTGGTAAATTTGATTTACTATCTGCTGAACAAAAAATAAAATTTTCTGCTGTAGCAGATAAAAATATATTACAAAGCAAGTTTCAAGTATTAACAGCATCACTTGATTTACCTCCTGATGCTGCACCTGCTTTATTAAGCAGAGCTTATGATGAAATAGCAAAAGGAACATTTGGTGGTAATCAAGAATTAATAAATTTATATAATAGTTTATCTCAAACAGAACAAATAGAATTTAAAACTTTCTTTAATAAAAAAGCAAGAGCTAAAAGCACTGATATGCAGTTTAGTATTCTAGCTCAAAATCAAATTATACAATCAGAAGTAGCTCAACAATCAAAAGAAATACTAGAAAAAATGGATAAAGAAAGTGGTGTGTTTGATCAACAAATAGAAAAATTATTTGGAAAAACTCCTGTTATCATTGAACAATTTAAAGAACTAAATGAAAAAGTTGTTAACAGTAAAGGTAAATCTCTTTCAAGTTTTGATACAAATTCTCAAATAATAAATTTAATTATTAATGATGAAATTAATCAAGTAACAGATCCTTTTTTATTACCAGGAGAAACTGGTGAAGCAAAATCAATTATAAAAAGATATGAAAATGGTGTTAATTTAAAAGACCTTACATTTCTAAGTTCAATGATTGATTCACAAAATAAAAATCCAGAAACATATTCTGAAATGAAAACATTTTTTGAGTTTATAGATTACTATAAAATGCCAGTTCAAGGTTCTCCTGTATTAGAAGGCATTGATCCAGGTTTAGATGATAGATTAAATAATTTTAAATATGTAATGTATTCAAGATATATTAATGGTATTAAAAATGGAATACCTGCAAAAACTTTAACTGATCCTACAAAAAAAGAATTTATTGGAAAAGATATTTTAAATTTTATGCCTAACGCAAATAAAATTTTTAAAGAAATAATTGAAGAAATAAAAAAAAATAAAGCAACAAATGAATTTAATCCAAACATAGATGCTAAAAGATTACCTGGTGAATCTTCAAATGATTATTTAAAAAGAATAGGATTAACAAAATGACAACTCTAGCTGAACAAGCACAAGCGTTAGAAAAAGGTGGATTTTCATCACAAGAAATTAGTGATTGGAAACAAGATAAAATATTTACATTAGAAAATGCTGGATTTGAAAGTGATGAAATTTTAGCAGAGTTTGGTTATCAACCAATAGATAAAGGACCAATTAAAAAAATATGGAATAGCATAATTACTTTAGGAAAAGAAGAAACTAAATCAACTTATGAAAAATTATTAGAAGTAGAAAAAAATGAACCTGACAATACTTCTTTAAAAGAAAAATTAGTTGGTGAAGTTTTTGAAGTAGAAAAATATTGGGATAGAGGTTTTAATATGGGTATAATAGATTTAATTCAAAACTATCATCAATTACCTGGCAATGATGGAACAGGTTTGCCTGAAGGTTATGTTGCAGAGCCATTTCAAGATACAGGTATTATTGAAAGAAATATTCAAAACCTTGGAGTTATTACAAAAGATTTACCAGTGTATTTAACAGGTGCTTTGCTTACAAACCTTTTAACTTTTGGTCGTGCAGGTAAAACTGGTACTGCTGGTGCTACTGGTTTTTTTGCAGGGTCAATTAGAGAAACATATTTGAATATGTTGCAAGAAGGTAAAGTTCATAGTTGGTCAGAGTTTTGGGATATTTACACTAAAGAAGGAGTTAAAGCAGGTGCAAAAGAAGGAGTACAATTAGCTTCTGCTTTTAAATTAGGAAGTTATGGAAAAAACTTTTTATCTAAACTTTTATTAAGAGTAGCTGGATTTGAAGGATCAGGTGCAATTATAGAACAAGAATTACCTAGTAAAGATCAATTAATAGATTCTACAATATTGTTTAGTGTGTTTGGTTTAGCTGAATCTGGTGGAGCTAAAGTTATTAACACAATTAAAAAAACTGATAATAACGTAATAGATATATTAACAGATTATGTTGCTGATAAAACAGTTGTAGAAGATTTATCAAGTAAAAATATATTAATACCAAGAAATTACAAAAAACCAAAATCAGAACCTGTATTTAAAGAAGATAATTTTAAAAAAGATACCAAACTAGATACAGAAGCTGAAAATAAAATTTTAAATAAAATTCGTTTTGAAAAAGAAGAAACAACTGTTAAACCAATAAAAGATAAAACAATTCAAATATTTATAGATAGACATCATCCAATACTTAGAATGGTTAGATTGGTAGATAAAACAAAAAATAGAACTAAACAATTAAGTATTTATGAAAGATTTAGACTTCTTACTGGTATGGGATATAGAGCTGGACATTTTATTGAAATAGGAACTTTAGATAAAAACTTAAATATAAATGGTAAATCTTTTAAACAAATATTAAAACCTATAGGCAAAGATAAAAAAACATATTTAGAATTTAATGCTTATAAAGTTGCTAAAAGAATTATTGAATTAGATAAAAGAGGAATTAAGCATGGGTTTGATTTAAAAGCTGCAAAAGAGGTTGTGGCTAATAAAAATTTAATTAAGAAGTATGATAAAATATCTAATGAATTAGACACTTATAATTTAAGACTATTAGAATATGCAAGAGATAGAGGTTTAATAACTAAAGAAGCATTTGAGGCAATAACAGAAGCTAATAAAAATTATGTTCCTTTCTCAAGAGTTATTGAAGCAATAGAGGGTGAAAAAGGTTACACTAAAAATGTATCTAATCCTTTTAAAAAAATAAAAGGATCTGAAAGAGATGTTATTGATCCAATAGAAACTGCATACAATAATACATTTCACATTATAAAACTTGCTGAAAGAAATGCAGCTCTTATAGAATTTTTTGATTTTGTTAAAGCAAATCAAAAACTATTTCCTGATATTAGAAAGAAACAAACTATTAAAAAAATAGAAATAGAAAGAAAAGAATTAGAATCTATATTAGATACAACATCTAAAAATTTTATATCTGATAAAGCAATAGAAAATTTTAAAGTATTTAGAAAAGAATTTTTACAACCTGATGATACTTCTGTAGGTGTAATGAGAAATGGTAAGTTTGAAGTTTATGAAGTTGGAAAAGACTTAGCCAATGCCTTAAAAGATTTTGATCCAAGAGCTTTAGCAGACACTATTAAAATGTTTAGATTAAATGCTCCTGCTAGATGGTTAAGAGCAGGTGCTACTGCATCACCAGATTTTGTATTTGCTAATATAGCAAGAGATACAGTAACTGCTGCTGTGTTTAGTAAATATGGATTTATTCCTTTATGGAGTTCATTAGAGGGAGCCATAACTTTGGTTATGGGTAAATCTGGATTATCAAAAAAATCACAACAGATATATCAAAAATGGATTAGATCGGGTGGTATGCAATCTACTTTAGTTTCTCTTGATAGAAATATATTTGATAAACCTGCTTTTGAAATTTTAAATAAAGGACCAATTAGAAATTTACTTAAAACACCATTAGAGTATTTAAGAATATTATCAGAATTTTCAGAAAATATGACAAGAATATCTGAATTTGAAAGAGCTTATAAAAAAGGAAAAAAAGCAGGATTAACAGAAAAAGAAGCTATTGAAAGAGGTGGATTTGAGTCAAAAGATATAACTATTGATTATGCAAAAATGGGTTACTACATGAAAGGATTAAATCAAGTTTCAGCTTTCTATAATGCAACTTTACAGGGTACTGTAAAAATTTTTGATGCTTTTAAACAAAGACCAGCAAGAGCAATTACTATGATTACAGGATATATCATACTTCCTTCAATATATTTTTGGTTAGCAAACAAAGATAATCCTGTTTATCAAAGACAACCAGAGTGGGTAAAAAATAATTATTGGGTAGTCGTACATGATGGTGTACCTTATAGAATTGCTAAACCTTTTGATCTTGGTGTGGTATTTGGTACAGGTACAGAACAATTATTAGATTGGTTAAACAAAGAACATCCAGATGAAATTAATGATTTTATTTATGATTTTGGAATTAATCAATTAAAAAATATAAATCCAACTCCTACATTTGCAGTGCCTTTTATAGAAGCATATATGAATAAAAGTTTTTTTACAAATAAACCTCTTGTTCCAGATTATATGGATAAAAAATTATTATCTAAATATCAATACACAACCTATACATCTGAAGTTGCTAAAGGTATATCAAGAGCTATCAATATAATGATTGGAAATGATTATACTAAATGGGATAATCCTATATATATTGATAATTTTTTAAATGCTTGGTTTGCTAGTTTGGGTAGATTTGTTATACAAATGACAGACAAAGGTTTAGTAGAGTTTGGTATTATAGAAGATCCAATCAAACCCACAGATAATTTAACAATTATACCAGGTATTAGAGCATTTAATTTAAGAGACCCAAGTGGCGCATCTGAATTTATAACTGATTTTTATAAAGAGTTTGCTAAAATAGATAAAGATATTGGAAGTATAATATCTTTAGAAAAACAAGGCAATATAGAAGAAGCTCTTAAAATTAGAGAAAAGATAAATATGAAAGATAAAAATGTTTTACAATTATTAAATGTAAGAGATGCTTTAAAAGAAATAAATTATGTTATAAGAAATATATATAATACTAAAAAATATACTGCTGATGAGAAAAGAGAACTAATAGATGCTCACTATTTTTTAATGATAAAAACAGCAAAAAGAGGACTAGATATGATGTATTATAAGGTTGATAATGATAATAAATAATAATATAGAGAAAGTAATATGACAGTATCTTCAACTACAGTAAAAAATTCATATTCAGGTAATGGTAGCACAACAGCTTTTGCCTATACATTTAAGATATTTGCGAACACAGATTTACAAGTAATAATTAGATCATCTACAGGAACTGAAACTGTCAAAACTTTGACAACTCATTATACAGTATCTGGCGTAGGAGATGCTTCAGGTGGTAATGTAACATTTACTACTGGAAACACTCCAGCATCTGGTGAAACAGTTGTAATCAGAAGAGCTGTTCCGCAAACACAGGCAATAGATTATATTGCCAATGATCCATTCCCTGCGGAATCACACGAAGAGGGTTTGGATCGTGCAACCATGACCACGCAACAAGTTCAAGAAGAACTTGATAGGTCATTAAAATTATCAAGAACCAACACTATGACATCTACAGAGTTTACTGTAGGTGCATCAGATAGAGCTAATAAAGTTTTAGCATTTGATTCTTCTGGTGAACTTTCAGTTACTCAAGAGCTAGGAACTTTTAAAGGAACTGACGCTACTGTAACCACAGCAGCTTATGTACAAAGAGATATTATTAAATCAACAACAGCAGCTCAACTTAACAATGTTTATATTTGTGTAGCTGATTCTGTTGTAGGTGATAGTTTAACAGACACAG